CATAATGCTAAAAAAGTTGGCAATGCTGTTGTTACAGCCAAACGCACAAAGCACAAAGGCTTCGATGTGTTCAAGCTTTATGGCACTAACCAAGATGGGGCGGCTTTTGAAGTTAACATATTTTTGGACTCAGGCCAGAAGATAGCCCAGATGGTAGGCGATGCGGGCGATGTTGATTCGTACAAAAAGGCGAACCCAGCAGTTGGCTATAAGGTATCATCTGAATAAACTAATCACTGTTTTACCTCCCTACTTAGCCCCGTCACCTAGTTGTCGGGGTTCTTTTTTGCCCAGATGCCAGTTAATACCCAACCGCGTTGTATTGGCGGGATAATCTGGCGTGGCTTATGTTCGGGTTTGTCTATGGTTAATAACCTCAACAGGCCATCCCAGATATTAATCAACATGACAAATCGTCTTACGCGGGCGGGCGTGCGGGCTATATATCTATAGTTATATGTGGTGGTGATATTTTGGGGCATTATCAGGCGGTGGGGCAACCTCGGCAAGCTTGGCAAGAAAAACCCGCGATTTTCAGGCGCGGGCGCACGCAAGGGACACCCCACCCCCCCCGCATATGCTAGCAATGTCGCCATCGATTTTGTATTTGGGAGGTTATCGGGATAGGTAAAAAACAGTGCTTTGGGGTAACCCATTGGGGTACTCCCGGCATGTGTGCTGCGGGGGGGTGTATCCCGGCGGGTTATACCCCAGTATACCTACGAATGTTCAATTTGTCAAGCTTTATTTTTTTTTAGTTGACATTTAGGTAAAACATAGCCATAATAGGGTCGTAGGTTGAGTTTGCAATTAGCACATCTCCCCAATTTCAAAAGCACATTTGCACAAAAGAGTGAGATTGTGGCTACACACGCTCTACCTACCCCCATTTAACCGAAAGATAACCCTATGTTCACCGCAATGCTTCTTATATGCAACGTGTACATGCCTAATTCATGTATAATAGCTGAAGATTCGTGGGGGCCGTACGCTACAAAGGCTGAATGCACCACACGAATAGGTGTAATGATAGGCGAAGTAAAAGAAATAGCCCCAAACATGTTTGAAAAAGCTACACAGTGAGAGGTAACCGTCGAAAAAGGAACGAACACTTGAACTTGCTACCCCAAACCCAAGTCAAAAAGCGTGAATTGACCCCACAACAGGTACAATTTCTAGACATACTGTTTGAAAATGGTGGTCAAGTCACTGCAGCAGCCGTAGACGCAGGATACGCAAAGGGTAGTGCCGCGTGGTTACGAAGACATCTAGCTGATGAGATAGTAGACCGCACAAAAGACGTGCTGTCTATGAACGCACTCAAAGCAGCCAACCGATTAGTAGACACAATCGACAACCCCGCCCCCGAACGAGGTGACGATCTACGTCTAAAGGCCGCTGAGAGCCTGTTGAACCGTGTTGGTGTCAAACAAGCAGAACAAATCAACCACAACGTAACGGCAGTACACGGCGTAGTCCTGTTGCCACCAAAGAAAGAGGTCGTGATCGATGGCTAAGAAGCGCGAATTATTAAAAGTTAGTAAATATGATAAAACAGGAAAGCTAGGGGACCGTACTTACGGTGAAATTGCATTTAATAGTAATCCTCATGCCTCCAGTTCTCCGGTAGCTGCAGCAGCAGCTTATGTTGCGGGTAAGCTAGGATTTCTTGACAAGAAAAAAAAGAAACAAGAATACACAAATATCGATGGTATGAAAATAGCAATCAGAAAAAACCACCGTGGTCGCAAAGCGTCGGGATCATCGGAGAAAAACTAATGAGAAGTGATCGTGAAATACTAAAATTGGCTAATGAAAACATAAAAGAACTAACAAACGAAGAGTATGATCGTTACAATCAATTAATGAAGATGCCTATAAAAGAAAGATACAGCATAAACAGAATGGCAATGGGTGGCAAAGCTTCTCGTGGTCGTAGCGCGGCGTCTAGCGCGGAGAAAAGCTAATGCCAATAAGACACAAAGGAAGAAAAACTGGAGACGTTAGCCAGTATGGAGTACCTATATACGAGTTAAACGGAGAAAAATTTTCAGAACGTTCTCGTACTTTGCGTGTAGACGATAAGTATGTAAACGTACCTTCTGTCAGTGGCGATTTAGAGTACAGTGAAGATGAGTTGTATGACGGTGTTATGTCTGGAAAATTTAAACCAACTAGCGCACATGGAAGTTTGAATGAAGCTGTTAATGCTGCTATACGAAGAAGTAGGGGAATAAAGGGAAGACCCGCATCAGGATCAATGGAAAAAAACTAGTATGGCAGGACGCCCAAAAAAGGACCCCGACGCACCCAAAGCCACGTACAACCTGTCCGTAAAGGAACGTGCGCGTCGTGCTGTCCAAAAGAAACTAAACGCAGCCAAGCGTCGTGCTAAAAAAACAACAAAGGCAGCAGAAGACAAACGACGTTACGCCCGCAGACTAGAAAACGATATAGGCAAAGTAGAGAAAGCCCTTGTTGGAAAAGAAACAACAGTTATCGACAAAGGTGATCTTACTGATTTACCTGCTGCGGTTGCCGACCTCGTTGAAGATAGCGAAGTTGTATTCCAGCCAAACCCCGGTCCCCAAGAAGAGTTCCTTTCCGCTGGTGAACGTGACGTGTTATACGGCGGGGCTGCGGGCGGCGGCAAGTCGTTTGCGCTTCTTGCCGATCCTCTTCGCTATTGCCACAACCCTAACCATCGTGGCCTACTGCTTAGACGTACTCTTGACGAACTAACCGAACTGATTGACAAGTCACGTCAGCTATACACAAAAGCTTTTCCCGGTGCAAAGTTTCGTGAGTCAAAGTCTACGTGGGTGTTTCCATCTGGTGCAACCATCTGGTTCACCTACCTCGACAAAGACAAAGACGTAACACGCTTTCAAGGACAAGCGTTTAACTGGATAGGTATAGATGAAATCACACAGTATCCTACACCGTACGTGTGGGACTATTTGCGTTCTAGGCTTCGTTCTACTGATCCTGAACTTCAGCAACACCTGTACATGCGCTGCACAGCCAACCCCGGAGGTGTGGGTGGCTGGTGGGTCAAAAAGATGTACATCGATGGAACACCAGAAAACAAAGCTTACCCTGCTTTTGACCTAGACACGGGCAAGCCGTTCGTTTGGCCTCACAACCACGAAAAGGCAGGACAGCCTCTGTTCTATCGCAAGTTCGTTCCTGCACGGCTGACAGACAATCCGCACCTTATGGCAGACGGACAGTACGAGTCCATGCTAAGATCACTTCCCGAAGTCGAACGCAAAAGACTTCTTGAAGGGGATTGGGATGTAGCAGAGGGAGCAGCCTTTCCTGAGTTCTCACGAACTAAGCATGTGGTAGAGCCGTACGAAATGCCAACCAACTGGCCTCGCATACGAATGGCTGACTACGGGTACGCTGCACCGTCGTGTGTCTTGTGGGGTGCAATCGACTGGGACAACAACATCTGGATATATAGAGAATTATACGAAAAACACTTGACAGCAGAGCAATTAGCTGATAGAATACTAGAAGCAGAACAACTTGACCCAGTACCACACTACACTGTATTGGATTCTTCGTGTTGGAACAAGACAGGCTTTGGTCCATCTATAGCAGAAGTAATGATGCGAAGCGGAGTCAGGTGGACACCATCTGATCGTAATCGCATACAAGGCAAGATGGAAATACACCGACGCCTAGCCGACAATCCCTACACAAAAGAACCCCGCCTACGTTTCTTTTCTACATGCCAGCACATAATAAAACAAGTAGCGGGTATACCCCTGTCTAAAACAAACAGTGAAGATGTAGATACAAAGGCTGAAGATCACGCATACGACGCGCTGCGCTACGGGATGATGACACGCATGAGTGGCTACGCATCAATACATCAGCAACTCAATTCAATAAAAAACCACGTACATCAAGTACAAGATGAAGTATTCGGATACTAAATGAGCGACATTCTATCCACATTAGATGCAGAAGAAAAAGCAGCACTTATTTCTTTTAAGTCACTTCAAGAACAGTTGTTTCCTGATGGAAATATACCCGACTACAAAGAAGTAAGAGAACGTCTTACGAACGGGACAGCTACAGTTCGTGATGGTTTGATTGCTAAAATGTATGATTACGGCGTTCCTGAAAATAAACTATTTAATCAGCTAGACGAAACAAAAGAATTTGCTGCTAAATTTCATAAAGCTTTTTCTAAAAAAGTAAGTTCAAAAGCTGCAGGTGTGTTGTCTTATACGACGCAATCAAAAACTTTACAAAATAATTTTGGTTTGAACAATACTTTGTCTGACCTTGAAGACCTTTCAAAAACTGCGGAAAGTCCATTTTCTGCTAACTTTGTAAAAAAGATAATGGACCCTATGTTGGCGTCTGCTACTAACGTTATCAGAAACAAATTAAGTAACACAAGTTCTTCTATAGGCACAGGAAAGTTAGCACGAGGGGTTATACCCCCAGAAATACTTCCAATAATACTTGAACAAATTTCTGTTATTCGTAAAGCAGAAGGAGAAGTGGCTGCTGATGCTGTATTAGGTGCTATGATGGGCATGAGAGGAAGTGACCTTACAGGTACCCGTCAAACAGCAGAATTTGCTACTCGTGTAACTCCACAGCGTCCTTACTACGATGTCAACACAGGCACTGTAGTAAATCCTGTAGAACCGGGAGAAGCAGGAAAAGGTCTAAAGAAAATAGGCGATGACCGAGTGTTAGGCCCTGTTCTTAGGCAAATTTTTAACAAAAGATTTAATGAAGCTGGCCCCACACAAGAATTGTTTCCTGACATGGACACAACCAAAGTTACAAGCCTTATAAATAAATACATTGTCCCTAAAATTCCAAAAAATGTTAAAGCTAACGCCCTTTTAAGAACTAAGTTTAAATACTCTGATCTTCGCCGTATTACTGCATCAGCTATTGCAAACGGGATGGGTGAAGTTGACGCTGCTAGAAAAATTATATCTCACACAGGTTCTGATGATGAACTAGATAACAAAGTTATGGAAGCGTTTTACATCGACGTAGATGATGCAAAAAAACGTGTTAAAAGTGGGCAGTATTTTACAGCGTTTGAAAAGTACATGGCGCAGTCTTTAGGTCTTAGCACTGCTAGTTCATTTGCTGCACGTATGGGATACGACTTTGGTGACTTTGAAGCAGATTACGGTGAATTAGATTTAAAAAGTTCCGACTCTGTAGATAGCAAAATAACAGAAACAACAGTCGATCCTGTAGCAAAAGAAACTAATAAACAAATTTTAGCCGCCACCGATAAACAGGCTGTTGTAGATATTGAAACACAGACACTAGAAAAAGAAGAAAAAAATCTTTTAAAGAAAATAGAATTGCAAAAATTAAAAGAAGAAGCAGGAGTATCTTCTTCTAAAACCCCTGATGTAGCTGCAAA